TTTATAAAAGAATGCACTCGACGATTTCGCCGTCTGCCGCCGTCGCTTCGAGATTCTTGCCCTGCGCTGTTCCGCTCACGGTCGCGCTGATCTTTCCGTCGACAGCGCCGTAAAAACTGGAGCCGACTGTAATCGCACCGTTCGCCTCCATCTTGAAGGTGCGTCCCGTATCCTTCAGGTCAATCGAGACCGCTTCGCCTTGAAGGGCACGAGCCGCACTCACACCGATGAATGCTTCTCCCGCGTCCGCGTATTCGACGAGCGTTCCGCTTCCAGCCGTTAATTTCACGCGCCGGTACGGTTCGATCACCGTTTCGTTTGCAACAAATGCTTTTGATCCGATATTGGACTGTGACATTGAATTTTCCTCCTGTTAGTTTTTGTGTGGTTCCGCAGTTTTGAGTAACGCTTCCGTCATAGAACAGCCGTGTCCTTCCTTGTACGCGCGGGCGCGTTCAAGATGAGACTGTGGTTTGTGAGACGTTTCAGGCGCATCGGGGCCGAGCGGCTGAAGAGATGCCTTCTGCAAACCTTCCAGCTGACGTTCCTGAAACTTGATGGTGGCACCATCCAGCGTTAATCCGTTCTCCACTGCCTCAAGAGCAAGATCCGTCATGTCCTTGAATGCTTTCGCCTTTTTGAAAATCAAAACACTGCGCTCGCGCTCCTTTTTAGTACCCTCTTCAATGCCGAGCGCGTGTACTGCCGCGTAAAGATCCGAGCGTTCGTCTTTCAACTTCTCCAGCGTTAATTCTTCAAACATAGAGTTTTCCTTTCCTTTTGGTTCTTTATTGAATCCGTAGCGTGTAAGAAACGAGATCGCTTTTTCCACGGCTTCCGGTTGATTTAAAAACTGATCTAAAAACCGCGACATTTCGGCGGATGGCAGGACGGTTTCAGAGAAAAATCGGGTTCCGAAAAAACTGTCGTTTGCGGCCGGTTCATCCACCACATCCACTGACATGAGTTTCTGCACGCGAATAAAAGGAACGAGGTCTTTTCCCGACGCATCCTTTCCTTCGCGCGGTTCTTCTTCCCATCCGATCACCATTGAAGAGCCAAACGCCGCCGGATCGGAATCGGCGAGATTCATGACATAGCCAGCCAAGTCTCCGTCGGGCGTTGCATGAGCGGTTTTATCAATGAAAAGATCCGCCCGGACGATGTCTCCGTCTCTTCTGAAATTTCTGACACGGCCTAAAAACGTCCCGAGCGCTGTGCTCGACATGTTGGGATGCCCAAACCTCGATTTGATTCCCAGCTTTGCCGTGTTGCCAAGCTCTACAACCGAATCCAAAGCCGCATCATCAAACTCGCCGCGTTCGTCATGCGTGACCCCTTTCGTGACGACCGCAAAACCCGAAATCACTCCGTCTTTGCGGTTCACTTTCACATTCCCGCCACGCGCAACATCGGAGCGGAAATAAATATTTTTATTTTTCATGACTTGCCTCACGCCAGTCTTCAACTGAAATATCCATTTCAAGCGGCATTGTCATCTGCTTGCGGGCTCCCAGCCGGATCCTGCGCCGTTTCTTGACCGGCCGATTGCTGGCCTTGGTTTGTGGTTCCATGGTTCACCTCAAGTCCTAATTCCTTGAGCTTTGCCTGCTCGCGTTTGCGTTGCTCAAAACTTTCTTCCCAGTCTTTTCCTTCCTGTGCGTAAAGGTCCGAGAACGTCACGATTCCGTTTCTCAAACCAACTTCCGCGGCCTCGGCCTCCTTCAAAGGATCTACCCACTCCCAGCCCGGCGCGATCCATGACGCATTCGTCCAGTACCGGCGTGACTCGTAAAACGAGTCCGCTTTAAGTTCGCCGCGAAGATAGGCCTCCTCGAGCAACATCTCCCAAACCGGCTGGCAAAGTTTGCGAGATAGCCATTCCTGCCGCATTTTGAAATAGCGGCGTGCTTCAAGAAGAGCGGCCCGAGCGCTGGAATAATTCGTTTTAGAAAAATCTTTTGCGACAAGTTCATAGGGAAGACCGAGCGCCGCAGAAATGGCTTTTAAAATACGCTCGACAAACGGCTCAAAACTTGAACCCGGTCTTTGCGGATTAAAAGAGGTGATCGATTCACCGGGCATTAAATGCTTGATCATCCCCGGTTCCAGACTTTCAATGAGCTGGCCTTGCGGATTCCGGTCAAAAGAACCGTTTGATGAAACATCCATCGAGGCCTCGGATGTGATAAAAAGAGAAAAACAGGCGGCAATCCGGGCGGCGACAAGCTCTGCTTCCGCATATTCCGAAAGGTCTTTGAAATAATTTAGGACCGGTGCGAAAAATGGAACCCCGCGCGTCTGTCCGGAACGTTGGACATAAAAAAGATGAAAGACGTTTGTGCGGCCATACTCGTTTTTGGCGGGAATTTCGACGAACACGCGTTCCGCTTGTTTCGTGAACCGAACATCACCGGGATGCGTCTTTTGAATAAAATATGAAATCGGCTCGCCTTTTTCGCCAATTCGAACGCCTGAACGAATCGACTTATCGCCGGTCATGCCGGGAGGGGTGTCCAGCCGGTCGGATTCAATCACTTGAAGACCCAGCGAATAAGGACGAACCGGATCCCTAAGCATCATGGGAACGATTAACGCTTCTCCGTTTTCTAAAATCTGGCGGTCGACCAGTTGCTGGATCTCGTAAAAATCCATCCGGTTTCCAGCATCGGCAAACGGGAACCAACGCCGCCAAACGCGTTCCGCTGATTTTTGAAATGCATTTGCTTCGGCCTCCGAGATATCCAGAACCTCACGGTCTGCTCGTGACTGGGGACGAATGCCCGATCCCACAACGTTTGTGGTCATGGTGGCCGTAATGCCAGAGGCATGCGCGTCATTTCGGTTTAAATCGCGGCTCCGTTCACGAATGTCTTTTAATTCGGGAAGTAAATCTTCATCCGCAGAACCGCCGCCCGGAATCCAGCTCGAGCGAAGCCGGTCACGCGATGCACCCCGGTAAGAAGCGAAGCGATCCGAAAATTTTATGGCCTCACGGTACATGCGCCGTTTTAATCCAGCACGCGGCGAGAAAAAAGAAATCACACCGTCAAAAACGCGCGATAATTTTTCAGAAAAGTTTATTTTCATAACGGATTTCCAAACGATGCGTACGTGGTTGAGTCTTGCGAGGAACCTGCGATCTCGAGCCGGAGCTGATCTCGAAGCTTTCTGAGTTCATCCAAACTTATGTACTGAAGATTTCGCCCACTGATCGAATAAGACTGAACCGCACCACCTGTAAGTCGCGCGTTAATCGCGATCTCAACGTTTTCCAGCATTTCCTGTTTCGTCGGTGCGCTCATTCAGACTCCTTTGCCCATAAAAAAAGCCCGCTACCGCCGTTCGAACGGTAACGGGCTTTCTGAAACTATCGGGCGCTACTTGAGGCGGCCATTCCTCTTTGGCGCGAATTAATGTCTTACACTGTAAATCCTATCGCCTACAGAATCTTTTTCAATCCGGTCATTACTACAAATTAGCAAATGGGTTTTAGGGATCTGTTTCGATGCTTTTGAAATTCTTGCCGCAGTCGTTGCACAGGTGATAACGAATTGGTAAATGGGTCGAATAACACCGGATATTTTTACTGCCGCATTTCGGGCATTTGAGAGGAAAGTACGGAACTCCATAATCGTCATTTTCAACAAGCTGTTCGCCACGCTGTTTCGGAGGGTCCTCACGCAACCAGTTTTCATGCCGCTTCAGCCACCGCCCGCCCATCAGAGCCATCTTCCTTCCCGCTGGGTGATCCATGTCCTCTGCGAGATTCCTTCCGGAGCGTGTTTTCCCGGTCTTATCGCATCGCTTCTGCGAATATTCAGAGCCCGAATAATGTCTGCCGCGGCTACCGCGTAAACTTCGGCATCAAGATAATGGTTTGCAACCGAACCCTTCTTTTTCTGCCAAACTTCCCGCGCAGAACCGGTGTTGCGGTTACGAATCAGGACTTTTTGCTCGGCTGAGAACTGCTGAAAGTATTCTTCGGGCGGGTTCTGAAATAAATGCCACTTGGCCGGATCCTTGGAGGTAACAAGGCGGCTGATTTTGTCCTTATACTGCGAAACATTAAGATTCCAGAGTACGAGTCCGTTTTTAATCACTGCACCGGTGCGGGAATTAATATCGATCTTTGAGGCGCGATAAAAACGACCACCCGCAATGTCTTCCTGACCTTTGACTGCTTTCGTTTTGTCATGCCACCGGCGGCAAAACTGATAAACCTCATCCGTCCGGTAACCGGAATCGATGCATGTCAGATAAACCGGCAGGGACTCACTGCCATCAGTCTTGCGATATTCCGCGTTAAACAGAACATCGATGATGTCTTCCCAGTATTCAACCCGGCCAGCCTTGATCAGCCACGATTCTTCGAAATAGCCCCAGCCGCGGATCGCATAATAAAAATGGTCTTTCTGAACGTCGACACCTGCCGTGAGAACAATCACATCCTCCGGCACCGTGCTTTCTTGATAATCCCGGCAAAGTATTTTTAACTTATCAACCGTCGTCTCTTCGATCTTTTCTTCCCAAACCTCGGCAAGCCACGAGTTGACGAAATTCATCAGAAGCTCGATGTAATCTTTTGATCGTAAAAACTCTGCGGCAATGTCACTCCAAGTAAGCCAAGGCGAATAAAGGGAATTGATCCAAAATCCCATGTGTTTTGCTTTAAGATAATCGCCGGTGATCTGACCGTTTTCATCAATCTCGGCTCCTTCCGGAACCCATTTGCCACGAAGCAAAATCTTGTTTTTGTGATAGTCTTCAATCCGTTTTTTGCAATGCTGACACTCGTACCAAGCAAGCCGGTCGCTCTTGATCCGTTCCGGAGATTTTTCTTTGCTTGGCCACTTGATCTGACCGAAAACGAAATGCTGATATTTCCCGCAGTGGGGGCAGGGCACAAAATATTTTCTGCGGTCGGACTTCTCATATTCGCGGAAGATATAACCGTCCCGCGTGGTGGGCGTTGAGACCTTGACTGTTTTTTTATTCCAAAATGTTTTCTGGCGTTCGCTTGCCAGCTTGATCGGGTCAGCTTCGCGGCCGGAAAACTTCGGGTACTTGTCGACTTCATCGAGAAACAAATACCGGATGGGGCGGGAGGCAAGATCCGCAGGACTGTTTGACCCCGCAAAATAAAGAATCATCCGGTCGAGATGATATTCGAGTTTTGTGATGTCGTCGGTTACTGAAGGAAGGTGCCTGTTCAACGCGATCGAGCCGTGAAGCATAGGAAGCACGCGGTTGTATGAAACGCTCTTAGCGTCGCTTTCGCGTGGCATCACCACAAGCGTAGGGCCCGGATCCTGATCGATCAAAAACCCGAGCATGTTGTACATGCTCTCGGTCTTTCCGACCTGAGACGCGGCCATGACCGTGATTTCCTCAACCAAGGGGTCGCTAAAGGCATTCATGATCCCTTTGAGGTAGGGCGTTCTCGCGGTCTTCCAGCGTCCGGGCTCAGCAGACGTAACCGGATTCAGATAACGGTTTTGATCAGCCCATTGGCTGACTGTTATCTTTTCCGGGCGCTTCCATGCCTGCCGTTCCTCCTGCGTCCAAATGCTGGGTTTTATTTCCGATAGTTTCATGCGGTTTTCGTACTCCTGAAAATTCATCAATGATTTCGCTTAACGATTCATACAAAACCAATTCGATTTCGCGCGGTTCTTTCATGGCCAAGACCGGGGCAAGGCGGGTGGGAATCGCAAGAAGCTCCCGCTTCACGGCAATAACGCGGGCAATACGTCCCTTCTCAACTTCATCCCGCGACACAACCTCGCCGGTTGCTTTCTTGAGTTCAAGTTCAAGCATGCTCGCTTTGTACTTACGGATCCGCTCATCCCAGAACGCCTTGCCTTCGGTGTTGTCTTCCTCGAGCCGTGCCGCATGCCAAGTCCTCACCGTCTCAAGATCGTAGTAACCGTCTTTTGTTTCGGGCATGCCATCTTTCTTCCAACGTTGAACTGTTCGATAGGAAACACCCATGATCCGCGCAACCTCATCAATCGTTTTGACAACGGTCGGCGCAAGTGGCTCCGCCTCGAACTGCTCGAGCTCGGCAATCTCCTGTTTTGAAAGAGCCTTGCCGTTGTGCATCTTCTCGATCAGATGCAGATGCCGTTTCTTTTTGGCGATCTCGGCAAGGTTTTGTTTCGAATCCGTCATGCCCGTTCCTCACGGTATGCTTTCTTTCCAGAAAACTCCTCCCAGCGTCTAACCGCGACATCGCAAAAAACCGGCTCGAGCTCCATCGCAAACACGCGCCGGTTGAGTCGCTCCCCGGCGATGATCTGCGAACCCGATCCAGAGAACGGCTCGAAACAAACGTCCCCCGGGACCGTGTGAACGCGCATCGGAATTGCAAAAACTTCGGTGGGTTTTACGGTCGGATGATCAAGGCCGGGATTTCGTTTCTTGCCTTCCCAGTCGAGATGCCAGACGTCCGTGTAATATTCCGGCGTTGAAGGATCGCCGGTACGGAGATAATCGAGTGTCCAGACGCTCCCGATCGATTTGTTCTTCGGTTTGTACTCCGGGCGGTGGCCTTTGACCCACATGAGAAGACACGGCTCGTGTCTCCACGAATAAAACGAGTAGGTCAGAATCACGCACGGCTTCACCCAGATAATCTGCTGGTGAATGAGAATGTTCAGTTCCTTGCAGACATCCTCGATGTCGCGCCGCCTGCGGCAGGCATGCCAGAGATAAAGAGCCGTTCCTTCCTTGATGTGCTTGAGACCGGCCGTGAAGAACTTTCGCATGAAATCGACGGCATCCGGAATATCGATCTCGCGGTAAACATCCGACCAGTCCTTGCCGCCGTTTGGGCGATCCGCGCCGGTGTAATCGACACAGTACGGCGGGTCCGTTGCAAACAAACTTGCCTTGTGGCCGTCCATGAGCCGCGCCACATCTGCCTCGTTTGTGCTGTCACCGCACAAAAGCCGGTGTTCGCCGAGAATCCACAGATCACCCGGTCTCGTTACCGGCTCTTTCGGCGGCTCCGGAACATCATCGGGCAGTGTCGTTCCCGCGCCGGTGTTCTCGATTTCCATGTCCGCGACTTCTTCGCGCAATTCTTTCAAGCGCAAAGCCAGATAATCGTCTGATGCCTCCGTCCGCAATTTCTCCAAAATCGGAATCAAGGCCTGCGTCCACGATCCGACGATCTCCTGAGAGTTGAGAGTGACGTTCATCGCCATCTCCGAGATCTCGTCCATATCGACCATGATGCAGGTCACCGACTCGACCCCTTCCTCCTGAAGAATCTTGTACCGCTGGTGCCCTGAGACGATCCGCATGTTCCGCTTGTTGACCACAAGAAGATCCACAAGCCCAAACTTCTCGAGACTCTGCCGAAGCCCTGACAAGGCCTCCGGTGCGATCTCCCGCGGGTTATACGGTGCCGGTTTCAAATCGGACAGTCGGACATCCTGAATGTCCGGTTTTACGTTAATCTTTGCCATTTTTGCTCCTCCTTATGCTGTTATAACCCCTGTATTTGCCAAGGGTTGCCCGTTTTCTGCCACTTTCGCGGCCTATATGACCACGACACGCCATTTTTGAACTTTGAATCACTGAAAGCCTGCGCCTCGCCCGACCCGCGGCCGACACCGCCTTCCAAGGACCCGTAAAATCAAAACGTTACGCATAGCGTTAACACACCTGCGCTCAACCAATACACCGCATGCCGCACATCACCTGCAAAGCCGTAAACAATAGCCGCGCAGAAATCCAAAATGATGAGTGCAATCGGGAATGCCTTCTCCATCACACAACCCTCCCCTCAAAAATCTTCACAGCCATGTTGACCTTGTTCCAATAGTCGCGCTCCTCGTCCGTGAACGTTGCCCACAGTGCGTCCATGGGATTGACCACGGTCTCTTCGAAGTCGCGCTTGTCCTTCTCTACATCCATACCCATGCTGATCTGCCTGTTAATCCACCGCGTTCCGTTCACGAACTTGCGAAAAAGCCGCTTGAACTGCTCGTGCTTCTGCAATGGTGAAGAAAGTAGTGAAATTTGTGGGTTGGGATCTTTAATTCCTATATTCATTTTTTATATTTTTATTTTTTTATTTACTCTGAAGACAAAAAGTAATTTCACTAATTTCACTCCGTACTTAAC